CCATCATAAGTTTCTGTTTCGTCATTAGCATTGCCATCTAATTTATAATGTGCTACTAAGTTTGTTGTAGGTACATCTGCTGATTCCGCATACAGTTCTGCTACATCGTTTGAATCTAATGCTGATGAGTAGATTCTTACTTGGTCTATTGAACCAATAAATCTTTTATTAGCTTGTCTTTCTCCAATAGAAATATCAGTCGTTCCTCCTGCATTTATATTTGTTGTTCTTGACTGACTTCCACCACTTGAAACACCATTAATAAAAAATTCACAAGTTGTTGGTGTTCTTACATACGCAACGTGTGTCCAAGTATTTACTGAAATTGAACCTGCTGATTGTAATCCTAAAGCAGAAGTACCATTAATTTCTGTTACCCTTAATTTTTGGTCATTATCTCTTACATCAAAGAAAAAAGAGCTTGTTGTGTTATTACTTCCGCTATATTTACTTATTATAGTTCTATCGTCAGATGTAAAATTTGAACCATTAATCCAAGCTGAAATAGTAAAAGTTTTAGTGGAAAAATCAACAGGTGTTGTACTTGTTGCGTCAATATCTATCTTACTACTACTACCATTAAAACTTGCAGCTTGTCCAAAATTACTACTCCTTGCATTATCTTCAAATTCATATAAAGCTATTCCATCGCCAAATATGTCAGTAGTGGATTTAGTAGATGAATCATAATCTTCGTCTGCTAATTGCCCTACTTGTGTTGAATTTAATTCTGTGTTAAAGAATCTTACTTGGTCTAATTTGCCATTAAAGCTACCAGAACTTGGTCTGCTACCACCTAAAGCTATTGATTGAGTAGAACCATCTTTTATCGTATTACTTCTTGCTTGTGATTCTGCGGAATTATCATCTATATATATATTACTTGTTGTTCCATTCCTCGTATAAGCAATAAACGACCAAGTATTAGCACTTATTGTTCCTGTTGATGTCTGTGTATATCCAGTAGTACCGTTATGTTCTATCACCACAATCTCCCCTGAAGTAGTAATTCGCATTAAAATACTTCTTTTGGTTGTGGGTGAATCTGAAGAAGATGAATATTTACCAAAAAAAGTCATAGTTGTACTTAAAGAAGCAGGGTTTATCCACATTGATATTGTAAAATCCTCTGAAGAAAAATCAATTGGAGTTGTTGCTGTCGCAGGTATTTCAATAAAACTACTACTACTCCCATTAAAAGCAGCACCCTTTCTTATATACCCATTTACTTTTTTTGTGCTACCATTTCCTGTGTAGGTAACAGTTTCAAAATTGGCTAAAGGGTCAAAGGCTGCTTCGGCAGGTGAAGAGGCTACAATTCCTCCTGTTGTAAAGAATTTTTTATTAAAACTCATTTAGATAAGGTTTGGCAAAGAATAAGAAACTACTGCTGCCTTTGTGGTCTTTGCGTTAATTTCTCCTTCTTTAGTTGCACATTCAGTTCTTAACGCTGCTCTATCGTCTAAAATAGATTGGTCAGTAGTATTACCTAATTCCGTATCTCTTACTATTATCCAATCTGTTTCAGCTAACTTTCTATTGTAGATAGCTTTTAAATTTTCAATCTTTTGTGCTTTTAGTTCAGCAACTGTTTGTGTCCAAGTCTTATTTATTACAGGATAAGTAAATACGCTATTGTCAGCATCCCATTCTAAGTCTCCTAACTTTTGAGTTGCTGAATCATAGCTTGGCGTTACTACACTATAAAAACCTTGTGCATTCCACTCTGTAGAAGTTAGTCTGTCAAATCCTGCTATTACATTACCCCAACTTTTAGGGATAGCTGTGTATCTTTTTATTGCTCCGTTTTGTTGTCTTGCGTACATAATTATGCTGGGTTAGTGTCTGATGTATATGCTCCTACTGCGTATAGGAAAGTTGGTGTTGCGTCATCGTCAGTACAAAGTACTTGTATGATATTGTCTGTTGTACCATCATAAGTAGATGTTCCTACTTGATTTATTGAAGGAGTTCCACTTGTTGTTCCTAATGTAATAGTTTCATCACCATCAATTATTAAATCTATAACTTGACCTTTTTTGTAGTTAGAAAAATTAAGAGTAGCTGCACCACCCATAGTTAACTGATGAACTGCTGCCACCGACCAATCAATAGTTGTATCTGTGGAAATTGAACCATAATCAGTTTTGGCAGCGGTAAATCTTGCTGATAATTGGTCGTGGTCAACTCCATCATCTTTAATTCTAATAGCTCCACTTCCATCACTTGCAGATAATTCAATAGTCGAATCATCAACAGTAACTTCTATTTCGTCTTCGTTAGCTGTAATACCATCTCCACCTACTACATTTAAAGTAGCATCACCTGAATCTAGCGAAGAACCTGTTAATCCATTTCCTGCAACAATACCTGTGATATCGCCATCAAACTTTTGTTCTAATGTAAATCCTCCGCTTGTATCGTCATAAGTCAAGACGTAACCATCAGTTTCCTCTTCTGCTGTATTTGTTAATGAAAATTGATTAGCCTTAAAAGCTAAAGAAGTTCCGCTTAAATCTTGAGTATCGGTACTATAACTTTGCCCATATATCTCAGCGAAGTTTTTTCTTATATTAATGAAAGCAGTTCTTAATGGGTCTCCTGAATTGTCATTAGCCTCTGAACCGACATTTATATTTTGTGATGCCATATTGTTTTATTTTATAATTGTGTTGCGTCTGCTCTAAAATCTATTGTGTCTGCTGTTAAACTACCTCCGAAATAGCTAACCATATCTGCTGTTAGTGGTGTTACTGGAACAGTACCCCAACAAGTTGGAGCAGAAAAATCAGGAATGAAAAACGTTGTGTATTGCTCATCGAGACCAAACCCATCGTTTGTCTCCATATCACAATATATTTTTCCCCAATCTATCGTGTTTGCCATTTCTCTTTTTTAAGTAATTACTAAGTTTTAAAATGTTCTCTTTCTTCGGTTTGTATTGTTTTCTCTTATCTATAGCACCCATCCTTCAAATAAACTGTCTTTATCTGGATATACATCTTCATTATTATTAGAGTAATATTCAGGGAACTTACTCGATGCGTTAAAACTCATATAGTCAACAAATCTATTGGTATAGTATTCAGCATAGTCTCTCTCTTTCTTAGTAAGAGAATCCACCTCTTCTTTTAGTGGCTGTGTAGAATTTTCACTACTATGTTTGAATACGCCACCATTTGATATACTATATGAAGCGAAAGGTAGATATTCTGCCATCGCAAAATGAATAAGCATTGGCTGTATGTAATCATTGACTAAATCTAAATAATCTCCACTTAAAGAATCTGCGATAATATCCCCACTTATCTTATCGTATAAGTCAGTACCTAAATAGTTTCTAACGTGGATTTCTTGAGCTAACTTTACAAACTGTAAAAACTTGTCTGGGTCAACATTGCCACTAAGGGCTGTGTTTCTAACAAGGTCGGCTCGTTTTATAAATAGTGCAGTAGCCATTATTCTTCTGTTATTTGTTGCTCTACGTCATCTTGTGGAGCTTGTTCTACATCTTCTTGTGTTTTCTTTACACCAGTTTCTTTCTCTATTTCAGAATCATTCATAGCATTAGTCAAGTCTGTAAATTCTAATGGTTGTAATGTTTTGAAATATATATCAAGATTGATGTTGTTGAATTCAAGTATTTCTTCTAGTGCATCTAATATGGTAACTTGCATTGGTCTAATAACTGTGTTATCCATAAGTAGTGATGCAGTTTGTAGTTCTTCAGCATTGTTGCCAAGACCAGTATTATCTTTAATCCCTACTAACATTGGCGATACAATTCTATGGGAGACCATTACCTTTTTCATACTCTCATCAGAAAGGAACTGATATTGTTGGTGAGCATCATTTAAAATGATTGGGTCAACTGTTGCAGCTAATTCTTTGCTATCGTTAAATGCCAATATAAACTTACCTGCATTACTAGACCCACTAAACTTCTCATAGATGGCTCTCTCAATAGCATCACGCTGCTCCTTATCTGGAGTACCATTATTGAAGTTAATCAACATACTAGGCTGTAATCCATTTTGGATATTACTTATATGGTAGTTGGCAATCTCTTCTTCTAGTTCGGCATATTGTAAGCCACCTTGATAATCTACAGGTGAGTAGTAGTAGAATCCTGCACGATAAGGTCTGATATATAGAATCTCAATGCCATCTTTACTTTTGCCAAATGCTGATATTCTTTTTGGTTTATCGTTGTGTTTTACTTTAGACCAATCAGAGCTATAGTAATATGCCTTTATTTCGCCATCTGAAGCCTTCTCTGCCCTTAACGTCTCCACAGGTATATGTGATACCTCTACGATTTCAGAATGGTCTTTAGAATAGATTATTTGAAGTGCTGACTGACCCATCATTTTGTAGTCGTAGCAAATCTTCTTCATACAATCTTTAGAGAATAGCTTTCTCATTTTGTTGTAATCATCTTGACTAGACTCTGAATCAGTAGCATCTAACCCTCTCCCATATATCATTTCAGCAATCCCATTAATTGCAGCATTGTTTGTTGGCGAACCATTATATCTATCAATAAGATATTGGAAATACATATTGTCTTCACCATACTCTACCCAATCATATCTCTTAGATTCCACAACTTCAGGTGCTGTATAACTAGCCAAGTTTACAACGTGGATGCCATCCTTAACTTTAGGTAGTGGTTGGGGTTTTCTATTTGGTATTCTTTTTCCCATTATATTATTACAAATTCGTTATCGAAAGTATCTTCCTCTGTGTAGAGGTCTTTATTTACAAAGTATTTTTCTAAGTCTTCTTGGTCAGATGCGTATATAAGTCCTCTATATATTTCCTCATCGTCATCAGAAGCTGCCTCAACAACATATCTATACAGAGTGTCTTCAGCTAGAGTAAAGGTGGCTGTAAGAACCATATAGTCCTGTTCTGTTGTTTTTGTTGGCGTAACAGTTGTCGTTACCCTTGTATCTTTATTGGTTAACTTAATGACTGGATTATCCACATCCTTTCTTGGAATAATCTTCAGTATCTGGTCTCCGCTTGTAGGTAAAATCTCCATATTTAAAATAACCAAAAGACTATTGAATTGTTTCTATAAAGATACAAAAAAAGGGGCTAAATAGCCCCCTTTTGAATTGATATACAGTATGATTATACTGCTCTTTGTGTGGATGGAGAATCTGTAGCTGAATCCATTCCTGCGAATGGGTCTGCTGCTGTAGCACCATCTACAAAGTTTGGTAAAGTTATTTCGTTGGCAGTAAGCGTTAATGTGTAGCCTTGAAGGTCTCCCATTGCAGTACCAGTTACTGCTGTTCCTCCTGTTACCTCTGCTCCGTGTTCACGACCAACCAATAATAAATTACCATCAAAAGTCTCTACAAAAACGTGAGGTCTTCCATAAGCCATAAGTTTTAGCTCTTTATTGTCCTCTTTAGTTAGTTTGTGTAGAGTAACGTTTACAACTTGCTCAAAGAATGTTGTACCATTTTCAAGAGAAGTTTGAATATTTGTTTCTAAGGAAGAGTTACCCTTGACATCGTATGTGTGGTAAGTAAACGTTCCATCCATATCTGTTACTTCATCATTAGAACCAACACTTACGTCTCCTAAAGTTCCAAAATCGACAAAATGAATTTTACGAATACCGCCTACAGCATCTTTACAAGGTTTTAATCTCCCACCAGTTAAATTACAGCTCATAGTTTTTAGATATTAAAAAAGGGTAAGTAGGCACAAGGCTTACCTACCCTTTAAGTTTAACATATTAATTATTAGTCGTTAGCAGTATTTGAAATACCATAAGTTACGATATCGTCAACGATTCCGTACTGTACACCTGCTGTAAATCTCATAACTACTCTTACGTTTTGAGACCCATCAAGGTCAGCCATATCAATAACTTTTACTTCATTGTGGTCAGCTAGTAAGCCAGTACCAAAGTACAAGTTAGATTTCTCAGCAGCAACTGCTGTATTGTCGGCAAGACCATTGGCAACAAATAGTTTTACACCATCAAAAGATAATGCTCCACCACCATACCATTGAGTACCTTTGTTGTCAGTACCTGCATTAGAAGTAGCAGCAACTGAAAAACCACCTAAAGCTCTTACATAAGCTCTAGCGATATTCTGAGAAACATAGATAAATAAATCTTCGCTTCCGTAAAGAGTAGAAGGAATAGCATCTACGATAGAACCTAACTGTGCAACTACGTTAGAAGCAGTTACTGTAGTACCTGCAATTTCGTTAGCGGTAGGTAAATTTGCATCTGCACCTAATAAAGTAGTTAGACCATCAAACTGTCCTGAAGTATCTGTATCTCCTGTCCAGATAGATTGCTCAGTTCTTTGTGCTACTTTAGCAGCAACGTGAGAAATTAAAAAGTCAGAAAAGTTAGAAGGTAATGTATCAAATGCAGAGAATCCCATTGAAATAGCTTCCCAATCTGACTGAAAGTCTTTCTTACATAATTGTAAATTTACTTGTTGGAACTCTGGAGTCAAAGTTCTTTCGTCAAGAGTTAATGTACTTGTGGCTGTAAAATCACAAGAAGCATCCTTAACGATGTCATCAGTAGAGATAGTTTTAATTACCTCTTGGAATTTGATGTTTGGCTTAACAGTCAATCCACCATTTTCCAAAGTTGAAGCACTTAATAAAGCAGCAGAAATATATTGTCCTGCAAATTCCCCATTATATGCAACACTTGCGTTTTGAGTTGTTGTTGTTGGCATTTTATTTAATTTTAGTAGTTATTTTTTTATACTAGATATTCTTTGAAATACTTTATCCGCAGTAGTCATAGGTCTGCTTTGTGCGTATAAATTCAAATTAGGTTTAGCCTCCTCTTCAGGACTATGCTTAATTGATTCAGCAGCAGGTTCTTTAGAAAGTTCTTTTACTTGCTCAGATAGAGCTTCTTTCTCTTTCTTCATATAACCCATCTCTTCATCAATCTTTTTCATAATAGCTTCGATTTTGGCGTTCATAGCCTCCATATCAGCCATATACTTTTCTTCTGATACATAACCTTTTGCAAGGTCAGTTTCAGCCTCCGCTTCCACTTGTTCTTCAGATGCCTCCACTTCGGAAACTTGGGCTTCTTCTGTGGTAGCTTCTTCTGACAACTCGGTAGCTTCTTCTTGCACTTCTTCGGTTGTCTCGTTAACTGCCTCTAGAACTTTTTCTTCAGTAACTTCCACTTCTGAAAGCTGCTCAAGATTTTGTTCTTCTTCTGTTAACTTAGACAACTTACTCATAATTTCATTTAAGATAGTTGTCGCACTCATAATAATTATTATAGTTTATAAAAGTAATTAGTAAAAATATAGGTGTTAGATTTTCAGTCTGTTGTTCCTGTTATGTTGCCAATGCCTTGAGCTTGAAAGCTACCATCACAGCACTTTCTTGAATATGTTTTTCCATCTTTACACAAACAGCCTCTTTTGCTATTTTGTGGACTAGGATATCTTTCTTTGTAATCTCTCATTATCCTGCGTTTTGTGTTCTTGATATAAAAAATATAATATCCCAAACCTTAACTGAACCTCCTACTGCTGTAACTGTTGGTGTTAATCCATTTGCCAATGCGTTTGAATCTAAATAGTATTGGAACATTATATGGGTATTTTGTGCAGTATCGTTTCCTTTATAGAATTGCATACTCATTTTTATTCTATCGTAATCATCTGCTCCTGTTAATGCAAAATCTAAATGTGTTTGATTGGCGTTTGCTGCACTTTTTTGGAATACAATAGTAGCCATATAAACATCATTCTCATTTATTCCGATTAATTTATTGGTAGTAGAATTATAAAAGTCAATACTTGAATGGCTTCTTACTACACTTCCTGCGTTATTAGGTAAGGTGGTTGTAACACCATCTGATAATAATACTTTTGTACTATCTCCTGCACCTGTGTATTGGGTATCATCGTATCTTGCCCAACCTAAGTTAGTAGCATCATTAGAGCTTTGTGGATATACTTTAACATTACTACCATTATGCCCCATATACAGACCTGTAGAGGTTCTTACTAATGCGCCATTCTCTATATTACAAGAAGAAAGTTCAGCATCTGTGATATCGTCAACTTTTGTTTTATATGACGTGTTATGTATTGCTGCCATTATTTTTTGCTAGATTTAGGATGTTTCTTTGGCAATAAATCATAGTCTGTAGTGTACTTTGGGTTTTGAGGTTTGCCATTCTTTATTAGATATAAATAAGCATTAACACGAGCAAATGCCCATTGTGATGGTGATTTTACCTTCGGAGAATGACTGGTGTTAAAAGCACCAAGCCCCCTTTGAAAAACAGAAGACAACACACCAACTGTAACACCATAACCAAGTTTTTGTTTGTATTTATCGTTGAATTCGTCTGCCTTTTTTTTTAGTGTTGCTCTATCTTTAGCACTAACTTTAGCTCCTGTTTTACCTTTTGCACTACCTTTAGCAGTTCCTTCTCCTTTAGGATTAGGATTTGGTGTATCTGACTTAGGTGCTTTAGGTGATGCTTTAACGCCACCTTTTCCATCTGATTCAGCTAAATCTATTTCGCCCAATGACTTTAGTTTACCTCTACTCCATCGTAAAGCTGCCTTACCTCCCCAAGCATCATACATCAACTTGCCACAGCCATCTGAATAGCTTTTAGATGCCTCTAAGTCTCCTTTGTGGCGAGATAAAAAGCTGTACATTCTCTTTATTGTAGATACTGTGATATTCTGTCTTGATGCTAATTGGTTTGCTCTACGCTTTCCTACAGCAGTACCACAAGAACCCCAACCATTCTTTTCAGCCCATTCTAAGGCTCTCTTAGCGTTGTTTGATACACCTTGTGGGTAATCACTATAGGTCTTCAGATTTAACTTCTTAGAAGCGATATAATCAGCCATCTCGACTAATATTTCTTCTGCTTCTTCCTCAGTTATTTCATCTACCTTACTCATATTAACTTTATCAGTAAAGTAGCCTTCTATTGAGAATCCCTTTACTTTGCCAGTCTTAACATAGTTTTCCCAAACATCATCATTATTCACCTTCATAGAGACCATCCAAGTTCCTACAGGAAGTTCCATTCCATACTTGCGTGATTTGTCGTGGGTCTCATCTTCTATAATCCAAGACTCCACAACAGATAGTCCGTGAAGTTCTGCTTCGTGTTCTAATGTGGATTTGTTTTGATTGCCTCTCATTAAGAATAATTCAGAAGCTCTTCTTACTGTATCGTCAGAGAAAAAGATATAATACTCATCTTCTCCTTCAGCACGATATATTTTCTTATTAGGTACTAATGCAGCACCCATTAAAATACGCTTCTCTTTATCTACTTCAGCTAATTGTAAACGCTCTTGTTCACTAAGAGCAATAAAGTTTTCTTGAATTGCAGGTCTATCTACTATTGATATAGCTTCAATACCTGAAAGCAATTCCTCTTCGTCTATTAGTAGTTCTATAACTCTCATATTAAAATAACTTATAGTGATGAGATTGTTAGCTTATTTAAATCAAATGCTTGTTGAGTGGTAATATCTTTAGATACAACAAATGCTCTAATTGGTTCTCCTTGTTGTCCTGAAACAGTTTGAGCTAACTGTGATTCAGGTGATGCTCCTACTACATTAAAGTCAGGTGCTTCAACATTTACAGCACTTCTATCTATTCCACCTCTAGATGGAGAGCCACCATTTAATATAGATTTGGCTCTAGCTGCTGCTGCTAATACTGCTGCTATTTGTGATGCGTAAAATAGTGGAAAAGCCAAAGTTGATACTGGAGCAGCTTCTTTTGCTTGTTGTTGTGCTAGAGTAAGACCTTGTGAAAAACCAATAGCTGTATTGGCTGCTATTTCGGCTAAAGCAAAAACTTTAGATGCTCTTGAATTTTCTTCCATTAACTGAGATATACTGCCTAAAGCATTTGCATAATGACCAAACATCTCTAGTCTCATAGCATATCCTCGTCTATCTAACTCCTCTTGTTCTTCAGCTAGTAATTTATTGTAGTAAGAATTGACTTCATATTTAGCTACAGCTAATTCTTCTTCAAGCAAACCCATAGACTTTAAAGCATCCAGTCTAGCCAAGTTCTGCTCTCTTTCTCTTTCTATTGCTATAATTGAATTCTCTTCAGTAGCGACATCCATCTGCATACTTCTATTGAAGAAATAATCTCTGAGTCTGCCCATTTCTTTCAATGCTTGTATTTTTCGGTCAAAATTACCTATTTCAAGCATATCATATTTGTTCTTTTCTTCGCCCTCTTTTTTTCTCTTTTTGGTTCTTTTTGTAGAAGAATCTAATTCTATCTCTGTATATTTTATTAATTCATTTATAAGCTCTTGTATTCTTATGTTTTCTTTATCTAATTGCTTTATTGCATTGTCAGCAATTATCATTTCTTGAGTCTCTTGTTCTTTCCTCAACTTTCTACCTGCTGTACCTCTTTTTTGACTTGCTCTAAATCTAATGTCATCTCTTTTTGCAGAAAGTTCTCTAGCTTCATCTAAAGTCAAACCTGCCTCTTTTAATTCTTCTGTCGTTTCTATTTGAGCATTAATAGCCTCTCCTGATAGTTCTACTATTTTGTTTTGTGCTGCTCTAGCTAATGCTAAATTATATAACGATTCACGATATTCATTTGTTACTTTTATTATACCTTTTGTTTTGTTCTTTAAATCATCTGTCTGATACCCTGCATCTTTTAGGTTTTCTACAAAATCAGGGTATTCTTCATTTAGCCCTTCTATTGCTCTTTTTTGCTGTTCTTGAGATTGAGATGAATCTTGCAAAATTCTTATATATGTTTCAAATTGACCTGCTGTTGACTGCACAGTTGAACCTGCATCTTTGAAAACATCTCTAAGTTCATTGCCCTTTCCTGTAAGCCTAACGAACATTTTAAACAAGTCATTTCCAAATGTTATTAAAAGCTGTATTCCTATTAAGAATAAAGATTGTGCAGTAAACAAAGCTCTTAGCGCACCCATAAAACCTCCTGCTGCATTTTTTGATTCTGCAAATAATGATACTAACTGACCTAAGTTGTTAGCTATTCCTGTAAACCCATAAGACGCATCAGAGGCTAATCTTGCGGATTCAGCAATAATAGCATTGTTAAGACCAGAATTAGTCTTGCTTTCATTGGTGGCTTTAGATAATTTTTTTGTTGATTTAGCTAAATTGTCAACTGACTTTTTAGTTGTATCAATAGATTTTACAGCACCTTTTTCAGATACATCTATCTTTATTATTATTCTCTTAGTATCTGCCATAGTAAATTCGTTT